TTCTAATACTTTAAGAATCAATTAATATAATAATCTATAATTGGGCTTATTTGAAAATTTTATTATGTCATATGAGTTTAAATTTGAAAAGTCTTCTCAAATATCTTATGAATATTTTGTTGGTACAAATAATATGTGATGCAATATTATTAATTATTATTTAATAGAATAAAAAATACAAGACTGAAACTATAGCGTTGATTTGTCATACATATATTGCATTGTCTGTTGAAATTGGGAATCCAATTTCTCTTTGTTGAGGCCCCACCCCAACTTACATTGTTTGTAGAATTTCTTTTCGAAATTCTCTGTGTTGGGGCCCCACCCCAACTTGCATTGTCTGTTGAATTTCTTTTCGAAATTCCCTGTGTTGGGGCCCCTGACTTGAATTGAAAAGTAATACACATCAGTAACATTTCTATTTTCATTTATGATATTATCTAATTATTAATTTATAATATAAATGAGTATGCAATTAAAATGAACAAAGTCCACAAACCTTTATATTTTTATTTAATGCTATTCTTCTCTACAACTATCATAGGTGCTCTTTTATTATATTTACCTTTCACTGGTAAAAAGCCAATATCTTTTTTAGATGCCCTATTTATAGCTTCAAGTGCATTTACAGTTACTGGCCTATCCCCAGTTGATATAGGATCACAGTTTAATATACTTGGTGAAATAGTAATACTATTATTAATTCAAATAGGTGGTCTGGGTATCGTGACCGTAACCCTATTGACACTAGTATTTTTAAATAGAAAGATATCAATAAAAAATAGGTTCTTGATTATGGTTACATGGAATATTGACGAACCTGGTGGTGTTATTAAGCTAATTAAACACTTGGCTATTTATAGTTTAGTCACTGAATTAATTGGTATGATTTGTTTGTGTTTATCTTTTATACCAAAATTTGGTATAGGCAAAGGTTTATTTTTAAGCTTATTCACATCAGTATCAGCTTTTAATAATGCTGGATTTGCCCTTTTTAAGAATAACTTAATAGATTATTCTAGTGATCCAATTGTCATTATTACAATCTCAATACTCATAATATTTGGAGGTATTGGACATTTTGTCGTAATAGACTTTATTAATTGTAAAAAATTGAGTAAATTATCTTTACATTCTAAATTAGTCTTAACTACAACTAGTATCCTAATAATTATAGGAGCTATTACATTCTTTTTATTAGAACAGTTTAATACTATGCAAAATATGGGACTAGTTGAAAAAATCGGAAATTCTTTTTTCCAATCAGTAACAACACGAACAGCGGGTTTTAACAGTATAGATATAGCAAGCATTAACAAATCTACCGCCTTAATGTTAATGCTACTTATGTTTATAGGTGGTGCCCCTCTCAGTGCAGCTGGAGGAATTAAAATAACTACTTTTGCAGTAGCGTTTATATTTGTTCTAAATTATATACGTAAAGAAAATAATGTTTCAGTATTCAATAAAGAAATATCTGACAAACATATAAAACTATCTATTGTTACCATTAATATCTCATTTCTATTTATCAGTATCATTACTTTTATATTATCGATAATTAATCCGAACATATCATTAATCAAGTTATTATTCGAAGTGGTTTCTGCATTTGGAACAGTCGGGTTAAGTATGAACCTTACCACAGAATATCATGGTATTACTAAAATAATTATTATATTCGTTATGCTTTGCGGTAAAGTAGGACTATTAACTTTATTAAGAACATTTATACCACCAAAAAGTCCTAAAAATTACCGCTACACTAAAGGACAAATTTATCTATAAAATAACTATCCATCTTTAACAAGAAATGAACTAGTGTTTTAATCTATTACATTTAAAAAACTACCTAAACAGGTAGTTTTTTTATTTATTTTAGGCCGATTAAATGTCTTATGTCTTTAATTAAGTAAAATGCACAAGTACACCTTTAAAAAGATCTACTCAAAACTAAACTATACAATGATTTAAATATTTAAAACTTATTTTTTACTACGTTAACCTCAATTGTTGAAAAGATGAATGGAAATGATAATTTAATAATGTATACTTTTGATGGTTTAAACATGTACATTTTCTAAAATTCTAGAGATAATTTTATTGCTGTGAACAACAATGAAATTATCTTCAGTCATAAATACGGATTTTGAAGTTACTACTCTTTCATATTTACAAAAATTAATAATTGTTATGATGAACTTAAACATGAAAATAAGCAAAAGTGAAATAGCTAGGCACATGGGTGTTGATATAAGAGCAGTTGATAAATATTCAAATGTCTTTGATCTTTATTTTATAAATTCTTCCATAAAAATAACCACACTCCTAAATCAATAGGTGGGTGTGGTTTTGTGCTTTATATTTTAAGAATAGCCATCTTCAAATTATTTTCACTTGTATGATCTTTGATTTCTGTAAATCCAAATTTTCTATAAAATTCTCTTAATCTATCTACATCTTCATACTCTATCCAAATATATGAACCGCCAAATATGTTCGCACCTTCTAAAACTTTCTCATATGCTAAAGTTAACAAATCGTTTCCATTTATGGATTTGGTAGCCAATGCTTCTTCAGAATAATTTTTTCCTATTTGAGCAATTAAGTATCCTTGTATGATTAAATTGTCATTTCCACTGTGAGTTTCACCCTTTTGATATAACTTCTTCTTTAACGTGTTTGATATTTTATCTAACATACGTTTTGTAAAAACTAAGGGTTTATTGCTAATTGTAAAATAGCCAACTAGTATTTGTTTGCTTTTGAATTGTGAAAAAACTAAATGAGTTCTAGACAGGTTTTGCCTATCAAATGCTATAGACTTATTTTTCAAAAATAAATCAACATCGTGCGCTGATTCACTTCCTGAAATTGATATTGTCTCAAATGAATTTAGTATATTTAAAACTGAAGGTATCTTTCGCTTAACCTCTTGCTTATCACCTGTTAACAATTCTGAAAGTGATATTACTTTTACAGTCAATTACTTCGATAGTCCTTCAATAGATTTTCAATCTCACAAGTTGATTTTATTTTAGTCGCTTTTATGTTTGTTTTGTTCACATTACTTTTATTTTCGTTAATCTCCATTGCATCTATTAGTTTTTGCGCTGATTTTTTTGTGAATTTATAATCTGTAGTAATACTTATTGTAGCCATACTACTCACTTCCTTATTTTACTTCATTTGACAACCAAGTATACATTGTATATGTTGTCTTCTTGTTTACAATGTATCATGAAAGCATCTTTTCAACAATAGATTCAATAAATTTTTTTAGTGTATATGATTTTACACTTAAACCAATTTGTTTCTTAGCATAAAAACACCAATACTGTAACTAGTGTGGGTGTTTTCAAAATGCAGACAGCTTCTTACTACAATACGCAAGTGAGTCCTCTGCAAAGCCTAATTGATTACCGGAAATCTAATTACATTACAACATACTAGAAGAAACTCCTTATATACTCAAAGTTTATACTAAACTTCTCTATATAATCTATATAATTTTAACATTGAAAAAGCCCCCCATTATGAATCTCAATAACACATCAGCACATAATAAAGACGCCTCTCATAAGTTTAGTCAACTAATGGAAGGCGTCTTAAATTAAAATATTTTCATACGCTCTAATATTTATTTGGAACGAATCATACTCGTGCATAATGTAATTTTCTAGTTAGTCAAAACTATAAACAGTTTTACATCATTCCTGGCATTAAGGGCAGTATGAAATAGATATAAATCACATACAAAAAGCCTATTAAATCAGCATTATGCATTCTTTAAGCATTCATTTTTTTAAATTTTTTCATTTCATTATGACCAAGTTATGACCACCAATTATTTCACACACAAACCTTTATAAATATATTTACAATAATTAATATGTTTATCCATAGAATGATTTCTCGTTGCAATATAATGCTTCTCTCAGCATCTTATATCACCTAACAAAGTTAGTGTAAAACGTTAAAATTGAAAAAACACAAGATATTTGTGCACTTTACTTTTAATAAATTTCTATCTACGTTTTTTTTTGAAATATTTTACTTTAATACTCAATTATGAGTGATTAATTTAGCTGGTTTATATTCCATAATTACTATTTTATTGTTTAGCCTTTTTTCAGATAAGGTATATATCTACAATACCCAAATAATCCTCATCTTTTATTATAATAGTCAAAGTAATTGTATTCATTTAAAACTTTCATATTATTTGGTAAAACTTTATCCAATTCTTTTAAATCGTTGTATCCATATTTAAAAACAGGTTGTGAGGATAATTTTGATACAGATTTATGTCTCTTTGTATTATTCGCAATTGCTTTTGAGCAAAATTCAATCGCAAAGGTCAAATTATGTTCTCCAAAATTTTTAATAATAGTATGTAATAATTTAGTCATTACACTCTCATTAAAATTCATCAATACACCTTCAAAGATAAACAATATATTTGACTTACTATTTAAAAAATTATAATTTTTAACATCTTCAATCCAACTGTAATCCAGCATTCATTTAGCTATCATCTTATAACTATCTGTTTCTTTAAAAAATGTTTTTCGTATTTCTATTGATTCAGATACATCTAAATCTATCCACGATATTTTGTTTTTATTAAATTTTTTCATCAATTTATATGTGCAAAAAAACCACCCATACTAGTTACTGGGTGGTTTAAATATGCTGTCAGCTTCTTACTGCTTTACACAGGTGTCCCCACTGCATAGCTAAAATGATTCTCAAAAAAAGTTTCTATTACAACAAATAATAGGCAAGTACCAAAGTAACTGCCTATTATTCACGATATAAACTTGAGAGAAATGTTGAATAAAGTTCCAAATTCATTATAACACAATTATTGTTTAATGCAACCAAAAAGGCGAATGCATATAAAGCACCCGCCTGGAAAAGGATCATCCATTTTTTCATTCTACCTGATTTCTTCCCGCAAGTCACTTAATATACACCTTGAAGCGACTAAACACTTAATATTAAATTAATAATATCCCTCTTAGCATTTTTACCATAATATAGAAACGTAGCGACTGCAAAAACTAAACTGTTATAGTATACATTGAATTAAGACAAAGAGATTCAAATCCGAGATAAGTGTTAAGTTACTTGGCAAATGATTAGGCTATATATTTTACTCCTATTCTGTTTGCAATTATCTTAGTATCAGAAGCATCACGTAAACTATTATACGGGAATGACTAAACCATCTCTATACTACAGAGGGATAACAAGAGCCATGATCTATATAAGACAAAACAACACCCAGTGACATGCTTGGGTGAACAAGGATAGATGTGAATAGTTGATGCATGTACTATAATTCTATCAAAAATCTAGCCCGAAGGCTAGCTATAATATACATACTAGAGCAAATTCCCTTAAAAACATCTAATGTATTAGACCTTAAAAAGACAAGTATTAAAATTCTTGTCTGAAATTGATACTTAAAACCTGAGAGATTTGTTGAAAAAGCTTTTTATTAAGACAGTATAATGTCATTTTCAGTGCAAATTAAAAGCTGAGGGCACACATTATTTAATTATACAAAAACATATACTAACTCGTTATGTCAACTCTTATCCATTAATGAGTCGCTCATATGAATAATTTATTTTTATAATTTCATTTTATAGTTAAAAATTGTAACCCAAGTTAATATCAGAGTTGGCAAAAAAGCTATATTTAAATAGGCTGGGTCTAAAAATATCATATGTAAACTTTTGAAATCTATATCTTCAACTTTTAAATTTTCAACAAATGCTTGATAAATCGCAAAATATATCACTGCCCATTGAACATAATGTTCTAAAACAGATATTTCTTTAGAGGGCAATCTTTTTTTACATAAAAATAATTTAATTAAAGGGAGTTGTATTATTGCCGCAAGTGAAATTTGAATTAATCCTATGAAAAAATAACTACCGTTCTCGCTAATATTAAAGGTTTCTGAAATAATAAGTAAAATAACTGCTGACAAAGCAAGGGAGATGTATCCTAAAAAAACAAAAACAGCTCCATACATTAGGGTTTTAACAAATAAAAATGGCTCTTTTTTATTTGTTACTATTAAACTCAGTATACACAACAAAATTAGAAAAATAATAACTTTTAACATTAGATATACCCTTTCAGTCTCACTTTCTATTATTCAACCTTTCTATAATAATCTTGCAAATAAGTATCTTTTTTATTATATAAATATAAAAATAAAGCACCAGCACGGAAACTGATGATAAATACTTCTGAAGTCATTATACAAAAATGTCTATTTAAATTTAATCATATTTATCCATATATCCAAATGATAACATAATCATAAATAATAATTAGTAAAAAACTTATCTGAAAATTTTATAATGTAAACTTAATATCTTAAAGATACTTCAAAAAATTACACGTATAATTATTCTCTAAAATAATCTAAAAAAACATTATATTTTGAATAAGAAGCAAGTATTTACATACTTGCTTCGAATCAATCATCTAAACCGAGAGAGAAAGGGTAAGTGCAATTCTAACCTTATAATATCACAAATAATTTATAATTCAATTACAAAATATGAAAGTCTGAATATATATTAAATCATAGAAACCTACATAAAATTCAATTAGCAAAGACACTTTCATCAGCATATATTTTTCTATTACATCATTAATATGAATAACTTAATTATGTTATAATAATATTTAGTTTTATGTAAAAACAAATTTAAAAAGGAGGACAATATATGTTAGAAAAAGAACTTGAATTAAAAAAACGATGGTTAATTCCCTTATTAATTTTGTATATTCTAATTGTTCTAAAATTTACACTTTCAATTCAATTTGGTGCTTTTGATTATTTATTCTTACCTTTTTTAGGCATTTTGACTTTGTATTGTCAATTTGGAAGACAGGGTGTTAAGTTACTATTTAAACGACCAAAATCAAATATGTTTCTATGGACGCCTTTAATCGTTTTTATGTGTGTTTTAATTGGTGCAGTTACAGTTTTAATCGGCAGGTCACTAGGCATTACTAATTTAGCTGCTAATGGCGGGGTTGAAAAAATATTTAACAATCATGACCTTTTTTCCAAAGTGATTTTCTTTTTATTTGCATGGATTCATTTAATCGGTGAAGAGTTGATAACTGCTGCAGTTTGCTTGCCCTTCCTAATTATTTTATTAAAAATTTTTCCGAAAAAAGTTGCCATAATGATAGCTGTATTACTTAGTTCGTTAACTTTTGGAGCAATCCATCTACCAACATATGATTGGAATATTTATCAAAGTCTAATAGTAATAAGCGCTATCAGGTTACCATTTACATTTATGTGGTTTAAATCAAGGTCAATTTTAGGCGGTGCAATCCCTCATATTGTTTTAGATTATATAATAATTATTGCAACTCTTTTGACAAAGTTTTATTAAAAAGCTTCTTTAAACCTTAAACCCTCTAATTCAGTTTTCAATCTTATAATATAGAGCAACTGTTACAATAGCTGCTCTATATTATAAAAACATCTCTACTGTCACTCATCAAACTATGCTCTCCAAATCAGAGGTCTAGTTTGATGGAAACAATTATCCAAATACTTATGATATTGTTTTTTATATTCAATAGGGTTCAACTACAAAGGTGTTATACGCCTTCCCTTCCCTAAGAAAATTTGGGTTATAGATGACGCCAACATAATTATATTTAAAATTATCATCAAAATAAATATTTTATGATCAGAGTTAATTGCAATTTCTTGCATCTTTTCTAAGTAAGTCGATGTGCTAGCTATCTCTTCTTTGTCTATTGATTGTACACCTTTTTCAACACTACTTTTCATCATATAAGCAATTATCGGAACAAACATGGCCGCACTGTAATTTCTCAGTATATGCATTGTCTGGGACCTTTCAGATGCCCTAGATAAATCACCATCTAATAATGTAGCCATCGCACCACTAATTAATGTCATACTTGTGCCAAACCCTAATAATATGCCTTGTAAATATAAAAAAGATACGTTTACAACCCTGCCTAAAACCAACCAATTCACACTTACAAACAATATAGATGTAGCCCCAATTGTTCCTAGAATACCAGCGCCAACTGAGCTATAAAAAAACATTTTAACGACACCTGTTATGAGTACTCCTACAAAAAAGAACACATAAAACCTTAATGAAATTAGAAATGGCAGCTTTAAAATTCGTATAATATAAATATTAATACCTGCGATGCCACTTAATAATGTTAAATGAGAAGCAATGGCCATAATCGCGCCAACGAAAGGCTTTTTAATGAGTAATGATTTAAAGTATATAATCGGATGTTCTGACCTTGCATTAAATAATATAAAATTTATAATAAAAAGCACTGCTAAAAGTAAGGGTGCCCAAACCAAAACGGATTCCCATCCTTCGTGCGTTAGTATCGACATTGGGAAAGCTATTGCCAATGTACTTAAAATGAGTAGTGTTATGACAGGTTTACTAATATAGGTTTCTGTCTTTCTTAGATACTCCTCTTTGGTTAACAAAAAATAACCTAACAGCAAGCAAAGCATACTAGAAATTATATTAATAATAAAAAGCCAATGCCATTTATCAAGTTCTAAAGATAAGCTTCCAGATAAACCGCCTAAAGCATTAGCACCAAACAATCCTACTACCACCATCATCAAGAAAACATTGCGGTATCTTCTAGGAAAAGTAATAAATAATTTGGGTAACAAGGTAAAAAATAAAACACCCGTACTGAAACTTTGAGTTACTTTAGCGATTGATAAACTTACCAGGTCAAAAGATAATAGCCCCATTATTGAGCCTAACAAAAATAAAAAAACAAAAAATAGATAATTACGTTTAAAACCAAATCTATGAGTAAAAATGTGTCCAAGTGGCACACCCATTGCAAAAGCAAAATTACTAACTACCGACGGAATAATAAGATATTCCGATCCTATTCCAAATGATGTTTGAAGAACACCTTGATTTAGACTGTATGCTAAATTCGAAAAAAACTGCGAGCCTATTCCGAATATCGTTATAAACGAAAGCACAAAAAGTTCTAATAACCTTCTTTTTTTCTCTATTAAATTACGCATGTTATACTCCTTTACTACTATGAAGTTTAAAATTCCAACATAAATATTGTACTCTTATTTTGCTAAAAGTAAATAATAATAAAATTAAAGCTAAAAATACAAAGTAGTTAATTTGATATTTTAATAATATATATTCACAGTTCAACAATGAAATAATAACCTTTAGGAGTTGAAGTAATCACCTCAATCCTCTAACGGAATATCATCCACAATCACAGGGTGATTAGGATTGGCATTAGACACATCTTGCACTGCCTTATCTAATTCCTCATCATCGCCATCCCATTCACCAATATTAATGAATATAGGCACATTCCCGTTAATATCATGCTTATCTGTAAATAACTTATGGTATTTACCCAACATATCACGAGCTTTTAAACGATCACTAGGTTTTATTGGTACCTCTATCAGTTCAACATGTTCGTTATAGACTAGCTGTACTTTGCCACTTTGTGGATTCTCTTTATATTCCCCTCGCTTGACTACAACTTCTTTCGTTTCTGTCTCATCACCGACTGCCGCATTCGTAAGCACATGTAATAACTCTTTTGCGGTTAATACATTCTCATCTATAACCTTATCTTTTTGTTCTTGTATATATTGCTTGATGTGTGGCTTCTTTAATAACCTACATCCTGTCACATGTGCACTATTTGCGCTATAGCCTGCTTTTATGGCACTTTGTGTTACATTAAGTGTTCTTATATACTCATTCACAAAACGCGCTTGTTTTGCCGTTAACTCACTCATTCTATCACCTCCACAATTTTATCTAATAAGGTTTCATACCATAATCTTACAGATTGTTCTGAACACTCTAAGACATTGCTAATATCTTTAAAACTACGTCCTTGTATTAAAGAATCGAAAATATAAAACTCTTTATCATTAGCTACTTGGTCAACAATCATTTCTAAGTGATTCTTTACAATATGATCATCAATGTTATCGTCTGCCATCCATTCATTAGAATTTTCATCACCTATTGAAAAGAATTCATCGGTATTTATTTCATCATCTATCAACACATCACTTCTAGTTCGCTTATGATAATCACAAACGAAGTCTTTTATTTGCTTTTTATCCATTGTTACACCACTTTTACATATGAAGATTGGTGATATGCATTTACTCGTGCAATCTTGCTATTTTCAATTGCTATATTTCTTTGTTTTTGACGTTCTGAACGTTGTTTAATACTTGCTTGATACAAATCAACCTGTAAGCGTTCAATGACGTTGTAGGGCTTATATCGTCCATTTGAACGCATATATTTTACAACTTTCTTCTGCTCTTTTTCTGTATAATGATTTAGTACCGTTTTCAACAACACCATATTACTTATAGATCGATTTTTATAGTTTTGTAATCTTGCCTTTGTTTCAATAATTTTGATAACTAGTTTTTCAATTGGATATGAGACAGACACGACCCCCATCATTTCATCACATGTTGTGGTCGACGCACTCATATGGTACATACTTTCAATTTGGAATTCACACATCCTAATTTTTTTATTAATAAAAGTTGGGTTAAATTGCGTTAATAGTTGATACTCAGATAGTTTATTGTCGCCATTACGATAATATAAATAATTCTTCGTTTTAAGCAGTTTCATTTGTTCACCCCTATAAACAGAGCCTACCCGAATTGGATAGGCAATCATTGCTATTTAATAATCCTGTTTTGCTTAGCTAAATTTTGTAGCGTTGTACCATATTGCTTTTGCTTAGACTGTTCTGCTTGTTGTAACTCACTTGAAATCTCCTGCATATTGTTTTTAATATCCAAATCAACAGCATTTATTAATAGATTTGTATCTTCTTCATTTAAACAAAATGCGTTTGCGACCTTTTTAGTATTATTCAACTCATATTTTGTTTTCATTTAGTTATCCTCTCTTTTTAACATTTTAGAAACAACTTGTTATTGTGCTCGTATGGCAAATCATTACCATTAATAAATGATGTAAATATATTTTCTTTAAAGTGGCCATTCAACGCTTTTCTAGCCTCTTTGTCATCATATAATTGTTCTTGACTATACACACTCGCATATTGCTGGTGCTCATCTTCATATCTATCATTAATATCTTCTATTTCATCAATGATCTCATTATATGCATCAACTGCTTTTTTTAATTTTTCTATGGCTGATTGCTTTTCTGATTCATATAACGATGACAATTCACTTTGATGTTTTAATAATTCAATTGTCTTTTGATATTTAACTTCCTTAGATACACTTTTCTTTGTCTCTAAGCGTTTATTAAGTGCTTTTAGTTTCTTTTCATCAGCATCTGTTGCTTGATATAGGTTATCTGCCTTATCATCTTGTCCATCCATGATTAACTGCTTGTATGTGGACTTATCTAACTTTATTTTGCTTTCCAATGCATTACGCTCTTGTTCCAATTCTTGTATAGCTTTGTGTTGATCTAATACAAATTGATTATATTCTTTAAAATACGATTCAGTTTTCATTTTTATCCCCTTTACACTTCAATTCGTTTCAAAGCTTCATAGCGTTTCATACTGCCATCAGCTAATTTCTTAATACTTCTCATCGCTTGTTGCTTTTCTTGTTCTGTCGTAATGATGTAATAACCACGTTCACTAGGTTTATAACTGCATCCGATAGGATAGCCATAATCATATACTAATGAATTGATTACTCTTCGTAACAATCGTTCATTGCTTGAATTATATTCATATCCCAATTGATTTAAGATTTTAGTTTTAGTAATATACTTATTGGACGTATTTTTTATCACATTGAAAACTTGCAGGTGTTCGGTGGGTAAATGATACGTCTCTTTTTCTGCGATACTTTGCATTTCTACACCTCTTTCTTTTAATTATTTCATACCTAAATTATACCATTTTTACAGGTCTAAAACAAACTTACGTTCGCTTTATAGCGCGTTTTATCAATTGTTTAGCTTATCGTATATAACGCTTATAAAACAACATTATAAAATTAATAAGGAGCCTTTTAGCTCATTCAAATACAGAACTTAAGTTCGATATAATAGTGCGAACAAATTACGAACAAATTTAACTTTTAGCCCTATACCAAAAACACAAACTTTAGCTTGTATTAGCAACACCAAATTTCGTATACATTGCTGTAACCTTATTATTTTATTAGGAGCCACACACTACATGTGACCCCTCATAACATTATTTACTCAAGCTATAGTAAGACGCTTTTAGATCATTCAATTTACGTTCTAACGCCGTGTAATCCTCTTGTGTCGCATTCTCATCTTGTACAAACTCAGTTACTAATTTTAACCCCTCAACTAACTCTGGTACTGGTTCATTGATTCCCGTAGCTATCTGATACAACATTTCAATATTCGCTATCACATCAGTATTACTCGATTGAATGCCCTCAAGTGTATCGGTATCAAATCCATTTTCTAGGTACTCAAACACATCACTAATAGAAAGCTGTTTGCCATCATGTAATTCATAACCTACATAATGACCTTCTATACTTCTTATAAGCCCCTCAGTGTGCTTAGGTGACGCTAATTCAAATAATTGCCTTACTTTACAATCTTGAATATATACATGACCGAATAGCTTCCCGTTCATCATCACATAAACCATATCAAATGGATCATTGTATAACTTAAAGCAACATGGTTGCACTTTACTATGTTCTAACAATCCCGTGTAGTACCTTAATAACGTGCCTGCTCTTGTTTCAAATTGGTTTGCGATAATTTCTATATTCATATTAAATACGTGCTCCTTTTATACTTTTATAAATTTTACTATCCCCTAGATTCTTTATACTTCGCTCACTCAAATTAAAATGCCAGTTCAATTGAGTTTTATTTTTAACATCAAAACCAGCTTTTAACATTGCACCTTTAAACTGACCATTAGTTATATAGCTACCTTCAAATGTATTTTCTAACTCTTCACGATATTCTGCTTCAAATACATGTTTCAAACCGTAAGAAGAATGCCTTGTATTAAAAGACTTTATTTTATCTAGCGAATTACAAAATTCCATTAATGCACATTTCTTATCTTCATTTAATTCATCAAAATGTTCTGGTTGATTTACATCTATCATTTTAAATTCTCCTTTACTTGTAATAAGTAGCTCAATGCTACCAAAAGCTACACACACGCTACCTACTTAAACCCAGTCACACCAATGGTTAAAGCAAAAAAAGTAGTAGTAGCAAGAATTTCTACACTCACGTACATATTTTTTATAATGTTTATTATTAAAATATTTTCAATCTCTTAAAAACAATACTACTGCTACCAAAACAACCAAAACTATTGATATGACAACGTTTATAAGGGTAGCAATATGGTAGTAAAAGGTAGCAGAAAGCTACCTTTTTAGTTTTTTAAATCCCCATCTAACATTATTTTCTGTATATTTAACAGAACGTTTCCACTCAATATCATAATAATTTTCTAATAGCGTGATAAAATCATCTTTATTAACGGGCTTTCTAATAAAATTACTGTGACACCATACTTTGTAATCTTTGTATGTTTCTGCACCTGGATTATTCAAGAAGAAATCAATATTTCTATTTTCAAGATACTCACTTAAAGGATTATTGTTATCTGAGAATAACTCAGCGCTTTTATCAGATCGTTCATTAGGTGTGATATATGAGCCATCTCGTTGTAGCATGTCAGCCAATGTATCAATCGCTAATTTTAAAACGTACTCTTTGGCGCTTTTGTTATAAATCTTGTTAGTACTTTCAGTAACACTTAAACGTTCTTGATCGTCTTTAAAACTGTAGTTGAACGGGATAATATGCAATCGCTTATTAATTTGTTCGCCACTTTCTTTGAATTTAGGATAGTGATTACTAGCAATAATAAATGGCGTTTGCATACGTACTGATTGACTGGCCTTACCCTTTTGTTCAATCTCTAAATAACCACCTGTGATAGCCGTTTTAATATTTCCAGCATCTTCAATTTCAATATTCGGCAGATCATCAACCATATTAGCCATTTTTCCATAGATACTAGACCCAGCAAAATGATTGTTCGCTAGCCTTTGAGGACTCACTGATGATATTCGCCCCCCACTATCAAATGTGGCTTTTATCATATGTTGTACTGTTGATTTTCCATTATCTGCAACCGTTCCTAGTAAATAGATAATTTTATCAATCAAAATTTTCGGATATAATACTTGTGCAAACATCTCATAAATATTCATAATGGTTGTTTCATGATTGCACGACACTTTTTGTATTGTGGTATCTACAAACTCATCATAAGCATTAGGATTATATGCAGTCGGCAATTTATCAATGACAAAAATATCTGGTGTAAATGTCCTAAATATCTTTGTGTGATAATGTACGAGACCATTTTTTACAGCCACATATTCATTATTAACTACACTTCTAACATCACACATATCAACAATATAGTTTCTAACCTCTTTAACAGAATTATCTTTTAAATTATCTAAACTCCTAATAATTTTTCGTAATTTACGGCCTGTTTTATCTAGTTCATAAATCCCAGTTTGAGTATTATAAATATAAATATCGCTATCAGCATCTGGATATCTAACAATGTGATATTCCTGGCAAATAAATTTGGCCATAATAGTGTGATTGAATTTAGGTTTCCTATTAGTATCATCATTAGGGTAGAACCACCAGGAGCCTTTTTTTATAAGTTTAGATGGGTTTTCTTTACCAGGTTTAACATATACTTCACTTTGATTATTTATGGCCTTATCCAGTTCCAATTGCCCCCATGTGGTATTGCCACGTTTAGAACCCCATTTGTCCGTTAAATTGTTATAATTCAAAAATATACGTTCCATTTGTTCCTTATCTTTACTAGTGTAGAAAGCTAAATAGTGCAACAGACTCTGAACAGCTTCACTCGGACTATCGAAATAAGGCTCATAATTGCCCTGCAATAAGTTACTGATTTTATCTTTTTGTTTTGATTTCAACATAATATTAATTACATCTTCATCATCTAGATTACTTTTATTAGTGATATTATTTCCGATAAACGTTTCAGGTAGTTCTTCTTGTTTAAAATAACGTTCCACTAGATTATTTAACAGTGATTGGTCATCACTTATTTCCCTTTGCCCAATTGACTCACCTGTCATCGTCATAAACCTAGCATTATCATATAATTCGATATCTAGGTCACTACGCTTTTTCTTACGTTCTTTAGGTAACTCACCCTTAAAAAAGCAGTGTAAGCCAGTACCACTAGGAGACTTCTCACAATATGTCATCTTAGTCATATCTAAAGCTAAATTTGAGGTAATTTGGCTACTTTCATCAATTGCATTATCGATATCTAACACAATATAGTTATCATGTTCGCTTATTACGAAGCCTATACCGTCATACCTATCATTTTGTTCATATATAGAATTAATCGCATCAAATATTGTCCATGTATCACTGTTCGTGGAGCTTGCTTTATATCCAGCATAGCTATATGGTATTTTTGAATATTGCTGTTGCTTCTCGTTCCATTCAGCTCGCCATAGTACCCATTGTGGCAATTCAATTAATTCATCGGGTATCTCTAGCGAATTGACTTCTAATATTTTATCTTTTTCTTTAATCGCCATTGAATACCTCCAATTTACTTTTAAAACAAAGCATTAAATGGTAAAATAATAATGTATTAAATAAGTCATTTTATGCTTTTTTCACATTCTTTGCGTCATCTGATACCTCGCCAAAGTTCTCAGATGATGCTTTTTCTATTTCATGAAATTTTTGTATAAGTTCACCGAATTCTTTTAAGTACACATGTAATAACTCAACTGTATGTTCATTTTGTATACGATGTTCTAAATAGCTAGCAGAAAAATTAATATGTTCCCGTTTTGTTTCTAATTCATTTTTTACAAATCTATCTTCAACAAACCAAGCATGTTTGGTAGCTACATCATTAATTTTTTGTTTCATCACTTCAATGTCACACATTAAATCTTTAATTTCCCAATTCATTTATAGTTCCTCCAAATTTTCAACGAAACTTGTCATTTCTTCAATTGCTGATTTCAGATCTTCAATATCTTCCTTAGTAATGAACTGACATACATTTGAATCCTCATAATTTATAGGGAAATCAACAAAAGTTTCTGTTGCTATTACAAGCTCCTTATAAGTTCTAAAATCCACAATAACTTCTGATATCTCACTATCACTTAGTCTAGGGTATTCACTTTTAATAATTGAAGCATCTCTATCATGTTCTCTTTGTAAGAGTTTGTTTATTTTATTAGTGCGTTTTTTACCATTTACCATATGATCGTAATTCAATTTATTTTCAATGTTTTTGTATTCCTGTTTAGTTAATTTATTCATCTTATTCATTCTCCTCTTCAAATTCAAAATTATTTTCTATTTGTTGCAACGTCCACTCGATAATCGCTTGTAAGTGTTGCTCACGGTTTACTGTCTCTGTCCATTCTTTCTCACCACATTTAAATTCATGGATGTATACCTCTGATTTGTTATTAGCTACTGATTCCAAACTGCTATAAATATCTTTAATCACTTCTTTTTGTTCATTATTCATTTTCTAATCCTCCTGTTAAATTACATCCTAAAGTTATTAGCCAAGCATAAACGCTAAAAGCAACATACATGTTAGATATTGCTAGTAATAAAATTGTTAACAATGAAACTAAGCAGATATAAGTTAAGTACATTTTCATTGCCTTGCCTCCAATAACTTTTTGATATTGACTTGTTTAAAGTCGTTATTCTGGATATTCATATGAGCAGTAAGCTGTTCCATGAATTCATCTACATCAGACTTTTTGAATCTGTACGTAGATCCGACCATATAATATTTCATGCCATTATTAATAAGTAATTCTTCAATAGTAGGCTTACTTAAATTCAGATAGTTAGACAACTCTTTGTAAGTCATGAAATATTTCTCTTTCGCTAATTCTTCCACACGTGTATTTATAGCTTGTTCGAGTATCTCACGAGCTTCGTTTTCATCAATATTAATATTGAACATTGATTATGTCTCCTTTCCTTCAAAGTAAAATAAATCTTTAATTTCAACTTCTAAGACATTAGCAATATTTTTTGCCAATTTAGGACTAGGCGCTTTCCTACCATTCATAATTTGACTTAGATAAGAAATTCCAACACCTGTTTCGATAGATAAATCGGATAAATTATAACCTTTCAAAAACATAGCTTTTTTAAAAGAATTTAAGTTAATTAAAACCATCATTTTTCACCCTCCTTTTTTAAAAGTATATAGTAATTTTTTTACCATCATATTGGTAATGATTAAAG